CAAAGACAATCCGCCTAAAATTACTACCCCTGCCATGAAGTTTGGTTCAATGGTTCATAAATTTGTCCTTGAACATTCTGACTTCAATAAGTGTTATGGTCTTTTAGACGATAAAAGATCAAAAGTAGGAAAAGCAAAAGCCCTTGTCATGCAAGAGCAAGGGGTAGAAACTTACACTTCAGCAGAATTAGACACACTAATAGGCATAGAACAGTCTATTTATAAAAATGATTTTTGCGGTGAAATTCTAAATAAATCCACTGGAAAGGCAGAACAGTCTTTCTGGTGGACTCACAGGGAAACAGGCTTGCCATGTAAAGCTCGCTGTGACTATGTGGTTGATGACATGGTGATCGACCTCAAAACAACTGGTGAGGGTGGTGCTAACCCTGACAAATTTACTAGATCAATAGTAAATTTTCATTATCACCTCCAAGCCGCCCACTACTTGCAAGCGACTGGAGCTAAACGCTTCATATTCATTGCAGTAGAAAAAACTCACCCCTATTCAGTAGGGGTCTATCAACTTTCACAAAACTTTATTGAAAAAGGTTATGAACTCCAAGAGCAGACTCTTCAAGAAATACTTGAAGCAACTACAAGCAAATTCTGGAGAGGCTACACAAACGCCTGTCCAAACGGAATCCAAACACTCACACCACCCAAATGGATTTAATGTCACATTTGAAAAAGACACCAAACCAAAGTTTGAGGTCATGGATATTACTCCAGACATGGCAAAGAAAATTCTTGCACACAGAAACAAGAACAACAGGCCGATTAGATACACACACCTTGAAAAGCTATCAGACGCTATTGAAAAAGATGAGTGGAAAGTAACTAATCAAGGGATTGCATTTGACCATGATGGCAACTTGATTGATGGTCAACACAGACTGGCCGCCATATTACAGACACGCAAGACTGTGAAAATGATGGTTGCTACTAATATGGATAAAGGTATCTTTGATGTTGTTGATACTGGTTCAAAGCGATCTACTGGTGATGCTTTGGATATTCTTGGCAGTGAACATGGACGGATTGTTTCTGCCGCCTTAAAAATTTATATTTGTTATCAAAAATTTCCAGAAAAAGCTTGGAGTGGTGCGGCAATACAACAGCCCTCCACCAGTGATGTCATAGCTATCTATAAAGACAGACAAGATGAGATCGAGGCTTTGCTTTCAGTAATCAAGAAAAAGCACAGAAACTTTAAATGTTTTTCTATGAGTCTTGGACTTGTTCTTTCAATCTTGCTTTTAGATGCTGGCTGGTCAGATATGCAAATCTGGGAGTTTTGGGACTGTGTGACGCTTGGAGCAAATTTACCTCCAGACAGTGTTGTGCTTTCTTTTAGGAATCAACTATCAGACCCACACTTTAGAAAGAGGCACTATGGAACCCAAAGATATATGCTTAATGCTTTTATCAAGTGTTTTAATTCCTATATCACAAATGAATCTATAAACAAATTTGTTGCCCCAAGACATGACACCAAAATGTACAAGATTCAAAAACCAGCAAAAAAACAAACATCAATTTTAGAGGTAATTAAGAAATGACTATTTCAACAATGGAAAGACCAAACCTTGAAAGTATTATCACGCCGCCAGACGTTTATGAGAAGGCTGGCCGCAAATACTGTAAATGGTCAAGAATTGCATATTATTTGAATAATCATGCAAAAGGCTGGAATTTTCAGCTAAAACTCAACTCAGAATCGCCTACAAGCCCCTCGTTTTTTGATGCGGTATGGAAAGCACCTGACGGAACAGGCTATTTCACAGACCCCAAAGGTGGTGAAACTGGTTTGTTTCCCTATGCGATTATGGACAATCGTAACAATCCGATTAAAATTGACAGGATTTCTGCAAGGGACGTATCAGACTCACACCGCAGAGCTTTGGCCGCTTGTGCCGCTTTTACCTTTTCTCTGGGTTATGAGCTTTGGGCTTTCAATGAGGTTGCAAGTGCAAATGAAACAGAAAGACCACACAAATCCAGACAGGCCGCACCAGCTCAAAATGTCTTTATTGCAGCAAAAGCCGCTATTGAAAAAGAGACAGATTTTGAGAGGTTATTATCTCATGAATCAAACTTAGAGGTGCGTTATACTCAAAGAAAGATCACTCAGGATGAATACAAAGTTCTTAGTGGTTTACTAGACACCAAAAAAGCTGAACTAACCGCATGACAGTCACCGAAACTCAATTCCTAACCACAGAGCAGTTAGCAGAAAGGTATGGACTTAGTCCCAATACCATCAAAAGCTGGAGAGCCAGACAATATGGCCCTGAGTATTATGAATTGCCTTTTTCGCTACCACTAGCGAGAGGCAACACCCGAATTAGATACCAGCTTCACAAAGTCCTCGCATGGGAAGAGGCAAACGCAATCACCCCTTTAAAACCTTTTTAATTATGGCTAACACCCCTGCCTTCCTTGCAAAAGTAAGATTTACTCGCAACAACAGCAACAAAGAAAATGCCCCAGATCAAAACATAGTTATTGATTTCACCTGTGAAGAGGGCCTTAAAGCTGCAAACTGGATTTTGCAAGCTGTCGATAATGCCAAAATGGACGGCACAAAAATAAGAGTCTATAAAAGCAAATCAGATTATGATGAGGTTGCTGGATTTTCGCTTTGGGGCGGTATGTGGGGCAACTCTGGCAGAATACAGCCTATGCCTCATAAAGATGCCTCTGAGAGGACTGTAGATGTACAAGCGAACCAGCCTGAGTTACCAGATGATCTTCCTTTCTAACAATGAAATTAATTTCTTTTCCTGTTAACCCTTATGTGGGTCAAATCTTTTATGAACCAGAAACAGAAAAACTTTTTGAATACTGTGAGGTATCAAGAACAGATGAGTTAACTGGTATGGTAGCTGAATCAGCAATGTGGTTTGATATTACAGAAAAAGATTTAGTCCCATAGGTAGAGGCATGATGACTCCCTCCAATCCGAGTCAAAAGCTGCTCTTTTACAATTTTGAGGTCGATTGCCCTAATAGCCTGACGCAACAACTTTGTAAAAAGATATGAGTTCCCTTCGAGGATTTACTGGTGGGCAAATGGGGGTCTTATCTTAGCCTCCTGATAGAGTCAGTAAATAAGCGATAAAAGTCTGTAAGACCTCTACTTTTTCCCAAATATTACATATCGAAAGCGATCCCAAAAGGTCGTTTTTTTCTTGTTTACTTTACTTTCTAGCCTTACAACATAAGCTTGCTGGTGAGCAATCAGATCAATGGCACTGGTAACAAAATGAGCTTGCCTTGCATTTGTTTGCAATAGCTTTATTGCATAGGGCTTAAGTAACTCAATATCCTCCATATTTTCAATGTAGTTTATAGATTTCTGTATCTCAAACTCACCTTCAAGACTGTAACTGTCAGTAAGTGCTTGTATTATGTTTTTCATCACAAACTAGGCCATAATTTTTCTTTGACCAGTTTTACAATTTCGTCATCAATATCTGTCTCAGTGGAAGCGGCATAGTCCTCCAGCAGTCCCACGACTAAAGATTTCACTGCATTTGACTTGACGAAAAATTTTAGTATTGGCTTGATAAATCTAATCATTAATTTGTTTGTTTTTCCAAACATAGCTAAAATACCAGTATTAAACAAGAAACCTTAATCTCATGGAAGAAGAAGAAAAGGAAAATCCAGATTATATTGGCCATTTTGTCCGATTTATTATTCTTGGGTGGAGCTTATCAGTGATGACTCTTGGATACATGGAAAGAATAAGGCTGGACACTTTTGCGGCTGGCCTCGTGGGGAACATAGCAAGCAGCTATGGCATATCTGTCAAAGGTAAAAATGGCAACGGAAAGAAATCAGTTATAGTAGATAATAAGAATAATAAAGTTGGCATCAAATGAAAAAACTGTTACTTTTTGCCGCCCTCTGTGTCCCATCAGCTGCGTACTGTGACATTCAGAGTACGATCACCTCAAGCGTCAAGCTGGAGAGTTTATCGGCTGCAACTTCAGCTGACAAAATCGGCTCTTCTTACAGCATAAGTGGCACAAATATCACAACTACAAGTGGTGACGCTGCAAGTGTGGGTGGCTTTGGATCTGTTACTTCTGGAGTTCCCGCAGTAACTATGCCAAGTGCAACACAAACCACTGCTGGTGAAACCTTCAGCTACACTCAGTCATACCTTGAGGGTGATGCTACTGCTGGATCAGCACCAACAGTCGGCCAAGTAAACAATTTTAGTGACTTAACTTCTACAAGTGCTGGAAGTGTAGGCACAGCAGCCGTAACTTTAGATCATCACACAATGTCTCTGACAGGTGGAACAGGAACAGGGGTTGTTCTTACTGGCCAATTTGTCACAGACTTAACTGTTGATTGATGTGGAAATATCTGCCGCTTATATTTTTTATTAGTCCAGCTTATGCACAGACTGTAGTGCCAAACTTTAACAGTGCTACATCTACAAGTCGATCTGTCACCACAAATAACCTTACAGAAAATATCCGAGAAGTTCGCTACAATTCTGGTTATACCTACAGTGTCACTGGTTCTGGTATCTCATGCGGCAACTGTGATTCAATATCCATGCCAAATGCCACAGTGACAGAAACCATAAATGGAACTACCTACGAATGGACAGGCTTGAATATGGATCAAAAACCTCAATGGCAGCAAACCACTCAAGGCAACGCTTTTCAATTTTCAGAGTTTTACAAAGGCCCTTCACTAGAAAGCGTAATAGATATAACAAGACAAGTAACCTCAGAAATAGTCACAGACACTACTATTATATTTTCCAACTAATAACCCTTTTTTCTTGTTTACCTAGTTACGCCAATACTTCAACAATCGCCAATCCACAGTCCAATACATCATCTTCAGTATCAAACTTTGCCACACAGGTGCTTACAGGCCCTATGACTGAAAATTCTTATGGTGCTGGTATTCAATGTTCTGGGGCTACACTATCGGTTAGCCCATTTGCAACTACATCAGTCTCAGTAAAGCGTCCTCAAGACTACATTTTTCATACGCCAGTCTATAACGAGGCAACAGATGATGATGGCAACCTTACAAATGCGGGTGAGATTTTATATTTTCGAGAAAACTACAGCGGAAACAAAGATGCAACTTCATTTAATTTTGGAATAGCAGCAACAATATCTGTCCCACTTGATAGACGTTTTCAAAATGCTTGCCTCAAAAGTGCAACTACTCAGGAAAAAATAATGCGGCAACAATTATCGACAGCCAGATTGAACTACGAATTGGCTAGGCTTAAGAATTGCCATGAACTTAGAGTCAGTGGTGCTGAGTATTCAAAAGACAGTGACTACTATGGGCTATGTTCAGATATAGTAAGTAAACCTAAAATGAACCAAGTTATACCTCATACACACAAAATTGAGCTAAATAAGTAAATTTAGTCCACTCAGAATCGCCTGTAAGGGGCTTGTAGTTTTGCTTGCTTATGTTTGTACCTTTGATTTATTCTTCTTTTTGCTGAGTTTCTTTATAGCAGTCTTGATGAGGTTGGTGAGTAGCTTCAAGATGATAGGACTTGCACCCGCAGTAATAGCAATAATTGAAGTGCTGACAAGAACAGGAGAGCTAGG